ATGACATCAAAGCTCGCCATCACTCCCTTTATTCCTCAAGAGTCCGCGCTTCAACGGCATGGGATTTTTGATTTGGTGACCCAGCTTGATCGTCAGGCCGCACGGCTGACGGGCATGGTGCCGACCGAAAGTGCCGACACAATCCGGCGTCACATGGACGTCATCAACTCTTACTACTCCAACCTCATCGAAGGAAATCGAACGCTTCCCCATGAAATCCGGGAGGCTCAGCGTGGGCACTACAGCGAAGATCCGGTCAAACGGGATCATCAACTGGAATCGGTCGCGCACATCAAGGTTCAGGAATGGATTGAAGGCCAAGAATTAACACTGGAAACGGTTTGTTCTACGGAGTTTATTCTCGCGCTCCATCGTCGGTTTTATGAGGGGCTTCCAGAGACTTTACGACAAGCACACGATGAGAGCGGGATTGTCGCAATGGTTGAGCCGGGACACTGGCGGCAACAGAATGTGAAAGTCGGGCGACATATTCCTCCCGATGCCCAAGGGCTGGCGAGCTTGATGGAGGGGTTTTGTAATGAATATCGATCCGCCCGTTATTTAAGCCACAGCCGGCTGATCGGCCTAGCTTGCGCTCACCACCGTTTTTTATGGATTCACCCGTTTATAGATGGGAACGGTCGGGTAGTTCGATTATGGACGGATGCCCTCTTTCGAGCGGTAGGTCTGGAAAGCTATGGTATCTGGTGCCTAAGCCGAGGGCTGGCACGTCAGTCTTCGGACTATAAAGCAGCCCTGGCGCAAGCGGATTACCCACGACAGGGTGAAACGGACGGTCGGGGCTATCTGAGCCAAGAACGCCTGGCATTGTTCTGCAAATTCATTCTGGAAACCGCGCTGGATCAGGTTAGCTACATGACGAACTTGCTGGCTCTTGATGGATTGCGGGCCAGAATGCGAAGTTATATTGAGGCTCGAAACGATGGTCGCATTCCTGGAATGATCGGTAAGTACAAGCCCATAACAGCACTACTGCTCTACAATGCGTTCCTGGCAGGTTCTCTGGAAAGGGCTGATGCTATTGAACTAACAGGGATGCCTGAACGCAGCGCTCGCCGCTTACTTGCACAACTAAAAGAGGATGGCTTGCTCAGCGAAACCAGCAGCCGATCCCCTTTAAAATGGGAGATCCCAGAGCACGCAGAGCCGTTCTATTTCCCGCAGCTTGCACCAGGCGTTTAGAAGTTCGTGCACTATCGAATGGGTTGATGTTGCCTGACGCAGGCCCCCTCTGTCAGCTTGCTATAGGGGTACCATCGCTTGAAGCCAGGAAAATATTGCCATGCACCGATGCTAAAGGTCGAGCGTTCGTTTTATTGATTGGGTCGGTGTGAACTAGCATTAGATATGGCATAGAAAAGAAAGACGGGAAGAAATGGGAAGAAATGGTTCAATCTGGGCTGAGCGCCGCGAAAACAGGGGGATTGCCAGAAATGACACCGCAGCAAAGATGCCAAATATAGTGCAACTGTAGAAAATCACGAAAATTGCACGAATGTTTAATTTAGGCGCTACATTTGGCACCGCCGCCCGGGTAGCCTGGATGGCTCACAGCCACCCCGCAGACCACACCGCGCGCCCCACTATCTCCAGTTCATCGAGCCGATTGTTAGGAATGGTAATTGGTGCGTATTCTTTATTGGCGCTGATGACCACCACGCCATCAAAATTCCGCTGTAGGCGCTTGGCGTAGAGATGCCCGTCCAGCCGCAGTACATATATACCCTCGCCCTCAATCGTTATTCTGGTGTGATCAATCAGAACCGTGTCGCCGCTGTGCAGCACGGGCTCCATAGAGTCACCATCTATACGGATCGCTGAAAGGCGGTCAGGCGTCAGGCCCTGCTTCCTGAGGCTGTACCGCGTAAAGCTTAGTTTGGTGAGCACGCGTGAATCCTCGTTCCAGCTGCCGTCCCCTGCGCTGCACTGAGCGTCGTAGAGAGGAACAAATGCGTAGTCTTCTAACTCTGGTGCACTGGCCGTCACCGGGTCTTCTGGTTCGCCGTGACCAGTGGCCAGCCAGCCGACAGATACTCCTCCCGCTAACGCGATAGCGATTAACGCTTTTCGACTAGGCTCACCGCCATTCAAATAACGCTGTATACCGCTTTGTGAAATCCCTGCCGCCTTAGCCAGCGCATTAGCGCTACCAGTTCCTGCTACAAGAACCTTTAGTCTTCCAATGAACTCTAAGTCTCTTCCATCTTCGGGGGCTGAGCCTGGAAGTGCGGATGTTTTTTTCTTGCCTTCTTCCATGTTTCGTAACTCCATGATTTCGAATAATTAAACTCTTTACGACTAACTATTTAACCGGAAAGAACATGGAAATAACCTTTTAGGGGTTGCTAGCCTAACTTTATCAAGTTATGTTTAGTACCAAGTAACCGATAGACATCCCAAAAAAACGCCACTGAGGTGACGCTATGAAAACCAAAATACCGGCTGATTCTGAGCTGCGCTGGGAGTGGATTAAATATCAACTCCGTGTGCGCGGATCTTCTCTTGCCATGGTCGCCCAAGGCCTGGGAATCAGCCGTCAATCTGTGCTTAACGCAAAGCGGGTGAAATACCCACGTGTTGAGCGCGGCATTGCCACAGTTTTGGACCTGGAGCCCTGGACTATTTGGCCAGATCGCTGGAACCCCGACCTTACCCCGTGCCGCGATCGCCCAAACATGGGTGAGCGCAAACCGATTATAGGCCATAAGCCTACAAAATCTAACGCTATCGCGCACTGTCAAATAGCACGGAGTGCTTAACCATGCGTCGCGTCAAAGATACCGCCACATTAGACATTTTCGAGGTTCCAAAGCCCATCGTGCCCGCACCCGGCAGCGGTAACTACGCTGCCCAAGTGAGCGAACTGGTGGGCAGCGTTCTAAAAGGATCGCCCCACGACCGCTATGAGGTTGCCTCACAAATGAGCCGGCTATCTGGTGACGACGTGTCAAAGCACATGCTGGATGCCTGGTCTAGCCCAGCCCGCGCTGAGCACAACATCCCTCTATATAGAGTGCCGTTGCTGGAAGAGGTTTGCCAAAGCCACGGGTTTACCGACTGGCTGGTACACCTGCGCGGTGGTCGTGTGGCTTATGGCCGCGAGGCGTTGGCAGCACAGTACGGGAAAATGCAGCAGATGAAAGACAAGCTTCACGCGGAAATGCGTGAGATGAAGCGGTTGATGGGAGACGAGGAATGAGCAGCCGGGGCGTGTTGCCAGTTCAGGATTTCTACACAGCGGTTGAGTTGGCTGGGCTGGACGGCATGCCTGGAACTCGCCGCGGCGTCAGTCTCAAGGCCGGCAACGAAGGCTGGGGGTCACGGAAGCGCCAAGGCCGCGGCGGTGGTCTGCAATATGCCTTCGCCAGCCTGCCCCAGGTAACGCGTGACGCACTGCTGGCCCGGGCGTTCACCTCTTCCGGTACCGGCGCTGATTTGCTAGCGCCGGAGCCCGAGAAAGCGGAACGGAAACTGGCCCGCTATGAAGAACTGAACGACGACCAGATGTCTGTGATGACAGCCCGCGTGGCCTTCGTTCGTGAGGTTCAGCGATTGAGCCAGGTAACCAGCCAGCAGAAGGCAATCGACACGTTAGTAAAAGCTGCGCGTGAGAAAACTCTAACGCCTTATCTGGCTGAGCGGGCAGTGCGCGCCAACGATCGCAAAACCGACACCCGCACACTCTCGGTGCGAACGCTGAAACGCTGGTTTGCCGACTTCAAAAAGCATGGCGAACGTGCACTGGCACCCGCCCGCCGGAAAGCTGATATGAACGTGCCATCGTGGGGGCCTGCTTTTCTGGCGCGGTATCAGCGCCCACAAAAGCCCAGCATGGCCGCCGCCTTTGAGCAATTGCGCGAACAAACCGAACCGCCGCACCCGTCTATTGACCAGGTGCATCGCTGGCTGAAAAAGCTGACCCCGGAAGCCCGCGAGAAAGGCCGCCGTAGCCCGCAAGAACTGAAAGCGTTGCAACCGTTCAAGCGCCGGAGCACAGACCACATGTGGCCGAATGATGTGTGGGTATCGGATGGCCATACCTTTGATGCCGAGGTGATGAACCCGCTGACCGGTCAGGCGTTTCGCCCTGAAATTACCGTGGTACTGGACTGGTATACCCGCCGCATTGTGGGCTTTGCGCTGAACCTGGCGGAAAGCACCGTGGCCACGCTGGACGCCTTGCGCCACGGCATTACCAACGCCGGTATGTTCAGCCTGTTCTATGTGGATAACGGTTCCGGCTTCAAGAACGCCGCCGTCTACGAAGTGGTTGATCGCCTGGGTGGCACCATTACTCACGCCCTGCCATACAACTCGCAAGGCCGCGGCATTATTGAGCGCCCCCACAGAACCACACTGGTGCGCCTGGCAAAAGAGTTTGACAGCTACATCGGTGCTGATATGGACAAACAGGCCGCCACCCGCGCCCACAGGCTGTCTCGCAAGGCGATAAAAGCCGGGCTCAAGCCGGTAAACATCCCGTCATTTCAGGAGTTTTACGAGCGCCTGACCGCCGCCGTAGAGAAATACAACCACACCCCGCATTCAGGCCTGCGGAAGATTCGCGACCTGAATACCCTGCGCTTTCGCCACCAAAGCCCAATGGAAATCTGGGCGAGTGCCGAGGTTGAAGGCTTTGAGGCTATTACCGCCGAGGCTGACCTGGTGGCATCGCTGACCCGGCCGCAAGAAGTGCGCAAAACCAATCGGGGCGAGGTGCGCATTAATAGCGAGATCTACTTCCTGGACAGCCTGCGCGATTTCCACGGCGAGGAAATAAAGGTGGCCTGGGATTACCGCAACGCCTCAAGCGTCGGTGTTTTTACCCTTGAAGGCGAGCTGATTGGCGAGGCTGAGCTGCACGGTAACGCCACTGAGGCCATGCCTCAAACCGTTCTTCAGCGTGGTGGTGATAAGCGTGTGAAAGGCCAGCTCAAGCTGATGGCCACCAAGGCGAAAACGGTGACCGGCAAAGATGTGGAAATTCGCGTCATCGAGCCAGAGGAAAACACCGATGACCTTCAACGGCAGCTTGCCGCAGGCCGCGCAAAAGCCAAGCAACTGGCGGCCTGCCAGCCTGAAACGTTTGTAATTCCAGAAGACCCAATGGCCCGTTATCGGCTGTGGAAGAAACTTGAGAAGCGTGCAACGGAAGGAGATGTGTTGAGCAAGAAAGAACAGGAATGGCTGGAAAGTTTCCCGGCGACCGCCGACCACCGCGCCATCAAACGCGTGATGGATGCGAGCGCCGACGGCAAAACCGTCAGCGCCCGCAGGGCCATGTAGCGCATGGCCATGACACCCAAGAACCAAACCAAAGGAACATGTATGAGCGTCAACACCATTGTACCACTGAGCAACGTTGGGCTGCTGGCCCGCGCGGTAGAAAGCGCGGCCAACCGCCCGGCAGAACTCCCAGGGCTGGTCGTTATGTACGGCCCCAGTGGTTACGGCAAAAGCCTGGCAGCGGCTTACGCGGCCAACCTGCACCGTGCCTATTACGTGGAGTGCCGCGAGAGCTGGACCAAGAAAGCGTTCCTGACCGCCATCCTGCGGGAAATGGGCATCATCCCCACCAAAACGCTGAGCGAAATGGTGGACCAGGTGGCCGAGCAGCTTAGCCGATCGGGCCGCCCGATCATCATCGACGACGTGCAATACGTGATCGACAAAAGCGCCGCCAACGTGCTGACCGACATCTACAACGCCAGCCAGGGAACCCTGATTCTGATCGGTGAAGAGCGTGTGCCCGCCTCCATGGCTCGCCTTGAGCGCCTACACAACCGGGTGCTTGAGTGGGTGCCGGCACAAGCGGCCAGCCTGGACGACGTGCAGGCGCTGGCCGAGGCGAGTTACCCGGATGTTGAAATGGCTGATGACTTGCTGGAGGTGGTGCGCACCCGCGTGAAGGGCTGCCTGCGCCGCGTTGCGGTGAACCTGTACCGCATTCACAGCGAAGCGTTGGCCAACAACTGGGGCCGGGTAGACGTGGCCACCTGGGGCGAGCGCGCCATACACACCGGGCAGCCACCGACGCGGAGAACATAAGAATGGCGGTAACTCGCAAACCCGTACACCTGCAGGCCCAGGGGCCAAAGGGCGATCGACAACACATGTGGGAAGTGATCCGCAAGATGCACCGTACCAGCTGGCCAATTACCGTCCGTCAAGTGTGGGAGAAAGCTTCCGAGTGGGGCCCAAAAGGCCGCGTGCGCGATTACATCACCGGTTTGGTGGCCGCCGGTTACCTGCGCCCTATTGAGGGCGCGCCGGGGCCGGCCGTGCAGTACGAACTGATCAAAGACTGCGGCATGGAAGCGCCCCGTGTGCGCAAAGACGGCACCGAAGTCACCCAGGGCCGTGGCCGCGAACAGATGTGGCGCACAGTGAAAATCATAGGCCACTTTACCGCGCGAGACTTGGCCCAGGCCGCGTCTACCCCCGCGTTTCCGGTGGCTGAAAACACCGCCAAAGACTACTGCACCATGCTGGCCGGTGCCGAGTACTTGGCCACCACACGCAAAGGCAGCCCCGGCGTTCCGGCCCGGTACCGCCTGGTGCAAAGCCGCTGGACCGGCCCGCGTGCGCCCATGATTCAGCGCCTGAAGCAGCTATACGACCCCAACACCGGTGAAGTGGTTTACCGCCGCAATCCGCAAACAGAGGAAGGCGACGAATGAGCCGCAAAATCGACATTTCAAACTGGGGCGACCAGCCCCCGCACTGGGTGATCCTGCTAGCAAACGAGGTGGAATCCTCGAACCGCACCAAAGCGGCGGAGCGCATTGGCATTAGCCGCACGGCGGTGTCGCTGCTGCTGGCCAATCGCTACAGCAGCCCCAGCACCGCAGGCATGGAGCGCCGGATACTGGCAGCACTGGGTGGCATTTACTGCCCAGCGCACAACGAAATGATCAGCACTGAGCAGTGCCGGGCCTATCGCGACAGGCCTGCGCCTACCCACAACCCCATGGCCATGCGCGTTTGGCGCGTGTGCCAGAGCTGTGAACACAACCCAAAGCGAGGCCAGTCATGAAAATGTACTCCGTTGCTTACCTGGAACACCACGCCGACGTATTCGCCGCCCACCTACTGCACAAGCACGGGCTAACGCTGGATCAGTATCTGGCCAACCCAGAGATCTATGCGCGCCTGCTGCACGCTGACTTTCCGTTGCTGCCCGCACAGACGCGCGTACAACAGCGCCTGCTTCGTGCCGAGCTTCTGCAAGCCCAGGCAGAAGAACTGGCCCTGCAGCTAGACGGCTTTGTGCGCAACAACGTGCGCCCGTTCCAGGCTCTGCGCCACATCCGGCACCCCAAGCGCCGAGGCATTGCCAGCTGCTTTCGGCGCAGCCTGAACCCGCAGCCAACACAACCACAAACCACGTGAGATATAGCCTTATGAACACCGCAGAAAACACCGACCAATTCCGCCGAAACGCCAAAGGGCACCTGGTGCCGCTGGCGCAAGTGAAAGACATAGACCGCCTGCGTGATGAGCTGGTAAGTGACGTTGTTACCAAAGTGAAGGAATTGCAGAAGCTCATGCGCATCGTGAAAGCCGACATCTCCAGCGAAGTGGAAGCCTTTCTGGAGCTGAGCGCCCGTGAGTACGACACCCGCTACGGCGGTAAAAAGGGCAACGTCACCCTGTCCAGTTTCGACGGCAAGTACCAGATCAAGCGCGCGATCGCTGACAGCCTGGCGTTCGACGAACGCCTGCAGGTGGCCAAGGAACTGATTGATCACTGCATCCACGAATGGACCGCCGGCAGCAGCAGCGAAGTGCAGGCCCTGGTAGAGCACGCATTCCAGACCGACAAGGAAGGCAAGATCAGCACCGCCCGCGTGCTGGGCCTGCGCAGCCTGAACATTAAAAGCGAAAAGTGGCAGAACGCCATGCAAGCCATCATGGACTCCATTCAGGTGACCGGCTCCAAAAGCTATTTGCGCTTTTACGAACGGCAGGGCGAAGACGGCCCATACCGCCAGATCCCGCTCGACGTAGCGGCCCTTTAACCCACCCAAACCCCAAAGCCAAACGAGGATTTGCCCGTGAATAAAGCACAACTGATTGACGCCCTGATTGCCAAACACCACGCCAAGCGCGAGAACTACGCGATTAGCAAGGACAACATGACCGCCGTTGTGGACAGCCTGACCGACATTGTTCACGAGCAGCTGGCCCAGGGCGGCGAAGTCACCTTGCCCGGTGTTGGAAAGCTCATCGTAGCCGAGCGCGCCGCCCGCACGGGCCGCAACCCGCAAACCGGTAAAGCCATTGAGCTGCCGGCAACCAAGGTCCCCAAGTTCAAGGCTGCCAAGGCCCTGAAGGATGCGGTGAGCCATGACTGATGCCAGCGTAGCGCAAGAAATTGGCACCAAAGCCACGGTGACTGTCGAAGCAACGGCCGAAGGAGAAATGTTGATCTGCTTAGATTTTCACGGCCAGGCCATGGGCAAAAAGACGACCGTTGTGCAGTGCCTTGCACTGAAAGCCGTCGAGGTCATGCGCGCCACCATGCGTGAAAGCTTTGATGTGACAGGGGAAGAAATCCTGCACCGACCCGGCGGCGACATCCTAATCGACTAAGCGAAACGCCCCAGCTGGGGCGTCTGCCAGGCGTGGTTGCCTGGTACTGATGAGCAACCTGGAGAATTAATGAAAATATTGAAGAAGGTAGCAGAAGACGCATTCGGCTTGCTCGGCTTGGTGGCTCTCGCCTGGCTGCTGGGGTTTTCAATGATGAGCGGCGGGATTGTCGCGGCGAGCTATCACGATGTTGCAGTAGTGATTGCTTACGAAGAAGCGCCAACAGAGGAGAAGGCAGATGATGAATAAATGGCAAGAAATTAAAGACGCCCTGAAGCACCTGGGCGGCAGCATCACGCTGCTAGCCGACGGCTACAAGCTGTCGCTGCGCAAGGTAAACAACGGCAAGAAGATCTATGTGGTCGTTTATGTGGATGGCTACTTAAAGGGCGAATGGACCACCGTCGAAGATCAAAAGCCAGTGCATCCCGAGGCCCGCTTTTGGCGACCGGCGAAGTCTGCCCTATACAAAAAAAAGGACTATCCGAAGCTCAAGCGAATTTTTGGCAAGGCACACGCTGACCGGATGGTAACGCCCAGAGTGATTGCGTTTGTGCCGGATTTTGGCACCGAGTCTGCCGCCGTTACCCACCTAAAAAAGCACTTCCCAGATCTGGAAATCAAGCGTGAAGCGGAGGCGGCCGAGGCATGAAACCCAACAACCGCCGCGGCGTAACCGCCCAGATCCACATTGCCCGCAAAGAGCTGGCGCTGGATGACGACACCTACCGCCAGATGATTGCCACGGTAACAGGCGGCAAGCGCTCCTGCGCGGATTGCACCGTGCCAGAGCTTTACCAGGTGGTGCAGCGCCTGAAAGACCACGGCTTCAAGGCCCGTGCCCGCAAGCGCGTAGCCCAGTACCCAGGCAAGCCCCACAACCTGGACAGCAAGCCCATGCTGCAAAAAGTGGAGGCTCTGTTGGCCGAACTGAAAGCGCCCTGGAGCTACGCCGACGCCATCGCCAAGCGCCAATACAAGGTTGAGCGTGTGGCCTGGCTGAAGAGCGTAGAGCAATTCACCGGCTTAATTGCGGCCCTGGACGTGGAACTGGAAAAGCGCCGGTTGCTGAAGTCGTTAGAGAAGGCTATGGCCGAGCAATCTCTAACGCTGGATGATGTGGAAAAAAGGAATATAAGCCTGCCCAAAAACTGGCGCCGCAACCGCAAAGTATTAATAACCCTGTGCAGCCACTACATGAGCGTGGATGAGTGGCTGGCAGAACACCGCAAAGGGGAGCAGGCATGAAGTTAGGCCGCTGCCCCGTGTGCCACAGCCACATACAGCTGGAAGCACTGATACAAGACGACGCCGGCAGCGAACTGCTGGGCCTGCTGGCTGGTCTGGGTCGCCCACTGGCCCGGCCACTGGTGCAATACCTGGGCCTGTTCCGCCCGGCGAAAAGCGACCTAAGCAACGCCCGCGCACTGAAACTGGCGCAGGAAACCCTGGCCATTGCCGACCGCGACAGCCTGATTGCTGGCCTGCAAGACACCGTGCGCACACTGCACGAAAAGCGCCAGCGGGGCGAAAACCACCCGCTGAAAAATCACAATTACTTGAAGCAAGTGCTGACCACCGTGGCGCCAGCGGCCAACAAACCCTCTGCCGAAGCCGAGGCTCGCCCCACCAGCTGGATTAAAAAACAGGGCATAGACGAAACCCCGGAAGAAGCCAACCGCAAGTGGAAAGCG